AAGCGGTCCGGCGTGTTGTACCGTGTGGCCGACCTGGAGAACTGGCTCGCCATCGCATCCGGCTCCCTGGCCGAAGGGTGTGGCCGATGATTGACGACAACGGCTCCGATTGCGGCGGAATGCCGGGCGACGTCGCGGACCTGTCGCGACTAATCCGCAACCGTTTTCTTTCGCCCACTATGAGATAACGCTCACATTCACCGGGTTGCGTGCAACGTCAGTCCGTATCCCAGTACCCGCTCCCATTGAGCCGCGAACCTGTCGACGTCACAGTACGCCTGCCTCATTGCGAGCGATCGGACCTCCATGTCTACGGCGGCCATCACAGCATCACCGATCGTGTCGTACTCATCGATCGACACGAAGTCCTTAGCGTGCGACTCATGGCGAAGGACGCCGCACGGTCTGGCCACAAGCGGCACGCCTGACGCAAGAGCCTCGATGTAGACGAGGCCGAATCCCTCGTGGCGAGAACCATGGACGATGACGTCGGCCATCGCGTAGGCGTCTCCTGGAGCCGCTGGATCAATCACTACGACGCGGTCGCATACATCACTGACCTGCCTCTCCCATCCAGGCACGCCAGGCGTACAGTATACGGCGACACCGCCGATTTCCTTCGCGGCGGCGGCGGCCAAGAGTGGCTCTTTGTCAGGGTCGAACCGGCCCACGAACCCGACGACGATATCACTTGGATCGATGCCGTTGACGGCTCTCAGTCGTTGCCTTGTGGCACGTGAGTTTAGCCGCCACACATCGACGGCATTGGTTATCGTCTCGACTCTCCGACCGACTGGAGCAATCGCGGACGCCGACTCACTGACTCCGACGTAGAGGTCCACGATATCGACGTTGGCAGCAGCGCACGTGCGCGACCAGTCCGATTCGCCGTGGATGACATGGATCACATCGCCGTAATACCCGTTGAGCATGTCGCGGTCCATCGCGGTCCATATTATCAGCACGTCGGATGTCTCGACGATTTGACGTGCGTCGAACGTGATCGGCATCAACTCGGATAGCTCGGACCACATCTCCGGATGAACGATCGCACGCCGATCGGTAATGCCGACCCCAGACCATTGTATGCGATGCGAGTAATGAGCCAGCGTCGCAAGCCATCGCTCGACACCGCCCATGTTGAGGCACGGCATTAGCATGCCGACTCGCATCCCGTCACCATTGAATCGTGTGCCCCAACACTGATTCGCGCACGTCTCGCATGTCTTGATCGGCACCGACTCGGCTCGCACGTTCTCGCGATCGTATCCATTGAGGACGCACTCTCCGTGTCGCTCGCACGCATAGACGTCTGTCGTGAGTCGACTCGGACACGAGCACGGCACAGAGCGGATGACGTCGCCACGATAGAGACAGTCCGGACCCGGATCGTACTGGATGACAGGCAGGACGGCGTCGGAGTGAGACGTGTAGAGCCGGCATGAGATGCAAGCGGAATTAGGCACCGACGTTGACGCATGATGGCCGGCGATGTCTGGATGTCGACACCATGTTCGACGCGGACCGTGATTGCCGTAAGCACATCGCCTCATACCGCTGGCTCCACCGTGACAGACTCCGGCCATGTCGCTTCATCGAACATGTCGATCAAGCATGACGCTCCATCGTATCCGTTCACATTGGCTCTCCATACGTCTTGCCGATACAGCGTGACCGGTGCGGAAAAGTCGATCGTGTCACCTTGCGGATCCGCCAAGCCATCTCCCTGATACTCGAACTGCCCGGCATAGTACACGGCTCGCACCATGTGCGTTTGCGTTCCGCCTCCAAATGTGTGTTGTCCGTCGACAATCAATATGCCGAATTTGTTATAATCGTCCGACGTGTAGTTTGGGGGTCTAGTGCCACCAGGCGCCGGACCAGACAAGTCGCCCATCAATACGCACGGCAGAAACAGGACTCGCACATGCCCGTATTCGACGTTGTTGTAGTACCGCAACGCGGCGCATGGCACATCACTGGCAACAGCTCCAACAACATTGCAATCCTCGTCCGGAACCACTCGCTCAATGATTCGCGGCGACGTCTTGATCTCGGACACTAGCTCGCCACAGCTTGAGTGAGAACCTACTGCCGCACCAGATGTGATGCTATCGAGTCCGACAACGGCAACCGTCGTCGGAACAAGTCCGTCTAGGTATCGCTCATATCCATTTGGAAACGTCTCGCACGGAATAAACATGCCAAGTTTCGGATGAACGCACACGCGGCACGGACCAACGTAACAATCACGCCGATCGAATCCGGACGGATCGCGAGCGAACTCCATCGAGCACAACGGATCGACGATCGACCTGTTGATAAACAACCAGGCAAAATCCTCGCCGTCGCAACACAACACCTCTCCGCCAGATCCGCCGCCGCTCACATACTCGACGGTCAACTCGATCTCTCCTGCAAGATACCCTGTCGGCGTCATCACGATCTTGTACAGATCGCCGCATGTCGTCTCGATGTCGTCAGATTCCCAGTAGTCTTCCTGGTATGTGACCTGGACACGACGCGGCAACGGCGCCGCATCAATCTCCACGTCATACGTCGTTGCCCACTCGACTCCGAACAACGTCACCGACCCTCGGCGATGACACTTGCAGCCGCATCCCCCATTGGCTCCACGCTGGCCTGACGATGATGCCGACGAACCGCTCATCACCGGTCGCGACTGGCGACGTCGCACGTCGTAATCTCTCGGACTTTGCTCGACCCATGTCATGTGTCGTATGCCTCCACGGTGATCGTCGTCCTCTGCTGTCCGACATTATCGTAGGTGATCTCGACTACCTGAAGGTACTCCAACGCGGACGGCTCGTCCTCTGTCTCGACTCGCCGGTTGAATGATATCGTCCGTCCTTCGACCTCCTCGATAATGTCGCCGATCTCAAACTCGAAGCTGAAGCCTGGAATCGTAAAAGACGCCGTCACCTGTGCCGCTGCTTCCGACGTTGCGATTGACTCGGCGTAATCCTCGATCAATTCCGTGTCGTCGCGAATGTCGGCCGCTCCGCCAAGCACGGACGCAAATGCACCAGCACTCTGCCTCTGTCGATCGAAGAATTGATCTGAGGCGTCGATCAGCTTGACGACCTCCAGTCCATTCGGAGACCGCTCGTCACGATCTGGGGCATAACTGATGCGGTGATCGTCTCTGACCGTGCCAGTGATTCTCAGCTTGAGCAATGCCGAGTCCGTCTCGTGCAACTCGCTTGGTATGATGCCGGCCTCGTCAGACGCGGCCGTAAAATAGATGCCGATCCGATCTGGCATCATGCGATACGGAGTCTCCAGATTGTCGAGCGGATACCATGTCACGCCATCATCTGTGCTGTACTCGACGAACGGCGGCCGGCGTGTCGTCTCGCCTGACAAATACGTGAGGCAATCCTCCATTACTCGACGACGCGGAATCGTGTGGTTGTCGAATATGTCCGGTGGATCGCCAGCGTCGTACGATGCGTTGAGACCCTTGATATCGCCGGCCTCACTTGCCAGCCACATCCGCCCGGCCGGATTGTCGACGTCTGATTCATCGAGCGATGCCGCCGACATGTCCCATCCAGGATACAGCGGCAACGTGACCTCGCGCTCTTTTCTCGCACCGTATACATAGACCTTGTTCGCCAAGGTCGCGGTATTGTAGCCGACGTCGAGAGCGGTTACGGTTGATTTCGATTCGTCGAGAGTCTGTCCGAATCGCTGCAACTTCAGCGGCTTGTCGAGTCCGACGCCACGTTGATAAATCACGATGTGAGTCTCATTGACCTCCTCGTCATCATCGCTTGGCTTATGCGACAGAAACCAATTGAACGTGTATCGCGGCAGGATTCCCGAAAGATAATCAGACAACCATCCGCCTCGTCGCTGAACGAGATTCGCAATCAGCGGCGGATGCTCCAGAAACTCAAACGCGGTCCGCACGTCGTCCATGTCTGGATTGCGGATAAAGTCCTCCGCCGAATTGCACGTCGTACACATTGTCCGAATGATCTCGTCTAGTGTCCACGGCTGCGGCGTCGAGTGATATTCGTCCTGCGCCGTCGTCGTCCTCACCGACTCAGGATCGACCCATATCGCATAATCATTTGGATTGGTGTTCGTGTCGCCTGGCTCCTCATCTCCTGCCGCAGGAACCATGTTGTCGAGCACGATGCCATCAATCATCGGTTGCCACTCAAGATCATGCGGCACGACAACCGTATTGTCGCTCGCATAGCTCCAGACCTCCATGCCGTGAGCGACCTGCCCGAAGTGATATGGCATCACTGCGGCAGTCAGGATGTAGCGTTCCTCTCCGTCTCGGATCGCCATTTGGCGATTGATAATCTCTCCGGCAAACACGCACCGTTCTCGATGCGAGACGCGAGCGCGAGGGAACTCTCTGACATTCTCTTTCAGCAGCCAGATTTCCACGCGGCGATTCATTTCGGCCGACAGCTTTTCGTCCTGGATTGGACGCTGCGGACGACCGGACATGGCGCCACGATCGACCGCGATCTCTGCCGTCGACAATCGATCTCCGGCACCCCTGCTAATCCTCAGAACGTGCAGGTCTTTCTTCTCGTCCTCTTCCGTCGGCTGAGTCGTAGAGTCGGATGACACATAGACGCCGAAGCGGCGCATCGGACGCAAGCCGTCAATACCGTTTGGGCGAGGCGGATTCCTTGGCATTACACGACCGATACTGTGACGTTCGACGGAGACGGAGGTCCGGTCGCGTCGGCCTGGACACCTGAGATCGTCAGCACGACGAGAGACGTTGACCCATTGATTGCTGTGACAGTGAACGTGTATGTCGCCGCGTCAGACAACGCTGCCGACTCGATCTCGTATAGCCCTGATCCGTCAGCCGAGATTGTGACGTTCGCCGGAGATGTCGGACCTGACGTACGAGCCAGCCGAAACGATGTCGGTTGCACGCCATCGACGGACGCGGTCCACCGAAACGTGAACCGCACGACTCCGCCAACTCGTTGCTCGATATCTACCAGCGACGCGATGCCGCGAATCTCCGGCACGTCATCACCGCCGCTGTCGATCGTCACTCGATGAGGATGCTCTGCCTCATTTTCGACGTCGTCGCGAAAGTGTCTGACGTCAACGTAGACGGTGGCTCCCTTGTATGCGGTCACGTCGATATCGATGGCTAACTCGTCCCCTTCCGCTCCCGTATCGCTCGCAACGCGAGTCGTCGGTGACATGTTCGCCGTCATCCTCGGTGCGACCACGCATACGTTCTCCACCTGGAGATTGCGATATTGGAGCGGCAGAGACGACCCGATGTACAGCGACGCTCCGATGCCGCTGAACGGCCTCGTCCATCGCTGCGTCCGAGTCGCGAGATTGTTGATTTTCATCACGGTCCAATCGGCAATACCGTATAGTTTTCGTAAGTCGATCCGTCGGCCGTCACGGTCGTATACGCGATGTATAACTTGTTCGCCGTGAAGCCTGGATTCGCGTGCGTTTTCTCGAACGCACCATTGACCAGATTGGCGGCAGAGAACGTGTCGGTAAACAGCGTAGTCCCTGCTCCGCTGCCGTATTCACGGACTGAGATCGTGCCTGTTGCCGCAGCATCGATATCAGTGATCGACATCTCCTGGAGCGCCTTATCGTGCAACGCCAGCCGCATGAATACGTTGGTCCCGCTGGTGTCGTCGAGATGCATTGTCGGAATTGGCGTAGGATCGGCCGACGATCCACCGGCTTCCGTCGCATTTGCACCAAGCAAGCCAAGATTTATTTGCAGGTACGTGTAGCCGAGTCTCGCATCCTGAAGGTATCCGCCTGCCTCGCTAACAGAAAACGCTCCGCTGATGTCGGCGTAGTACACTCTCTCCATGGCGTTGGCAGTAAATCTCGATACGCCGCCGTCGTCCTCGACAAGCTCATTCAGCAACGCCGTAGACACGCCCGGCTTACTCGCTGGATTGTAATCCACGGCAAGAAGGTGATCGAGATGATTGACCTCGATCGCGTCCTGTACCTCGGACTGAACTTCCGCGTCCCAGTCCGCGTTCCACGGCAACCCGCCGTCGGCATCGATTGTGAGCGTGCGGCCCTCTGTCATCTTCGGGCGATACAACTCGATCGTCCGAGTGACCGGAGCCATGCCGGCATGCGTGATATGCACGACCATTTCCTCGGAGTCGTTGCTCGCGCCGATGGTCGTGTCCTCGTCAATGAGCAATTCGTACACGCCCGGCATATTGGAGGCATCCGTCTCGTTAATCGTCGGCGTCGTGTATGCCGCCGCCGCCGCTCCGTTTCTCGATCGATAGACTGTGAATGACGATAGGCCGGTCTCTCGCGTCACGCGATCCGTCGCGTCGAGAGCCGCGAAGTAGATGTATCGATCTGTCGATCCGCTGGGAATTCTCACGATGCAATTCCTGATTCGATGGAGTGAAGTCCTGGAACACCGGATGATTCGCTGAGCGTCATTGGATCGCCTGGCGATCCCGAGTCGTTGCGTCGATACGTGTGGACGATGCCGGCTCCAGCCTCAGGCAAATATCGCAATGGCGTACCGGTCAACGCACACGCGAATGGCAATTGTCCTGTCGAGTTGCTCACGCATGATCCGCCGGTATGGACCAATGTTCCTGCGGACGATGCGAAGAATACGCCTGGAGCCGTCGTCGATGGCGTGATCGTGCCATTGACTGTCAGCGTCTGCGTCGCGCCAGTGTGATACGCTCCGCACGCCGTGGCGCCGCTGCCGGCAGTCACATCACCGTTAATCGTTGCCGAGGCATTCGCCACCGTACTGTTGAATCCGTGATTGTTCGTGCCGCCGCCGCCTGTCACGCTTCCGTTGATGACGATAGCAGACGTGTTCGACGTTCTGCTGACGCCGTATCTGTTTCCACCAGTGCCAGTTATCGACACATCACCATTGATTGTCACGGTGCCGCTGCTGTGCGTCACCCTCACGCATCCGTTGCTGCCAGTGCCAGCCTCGACGATATTTGCATTGATCGTCTGGGCAGACGACGCGGCAAAGTATCCAGTCCCGGCGTTGGTTAGCTTGTCGCATGTCACTGTTCCGTCGACCGTGACAACGGTGCCAGTCGACGCGACGGCGTCATCGCCAGTCGTCGGAACAACGCCTCCGTTCCACGTTCCGCCAGTCAAAAAATTGCCAGTCGCAGCCGATGTAATCGTCGCCATTCTATGTCGTCCTCTCCGGCAAAGTACACGTTACGGTAAGCGTCGACGACTCGACGTCCACAGCATAATCGTCGTCGAAGTCAGGAGGCAACGCAATCACGTCTACTGTCGCCTCGAACGCCGTACCAGCATTGCCGCCGGTCTCGCTGTCGTCGCGGCCGCGAACTCCGATGTTCCATGTTCCGGACCCTGGCAACGGATCTGACCGCATCTCGTAAGTATGTCCGGCCACGTCCACTGCCAGCACAGTCGCAATGATCGATCCATAGTCGATCGCTCCATCAGGCTCCGATCCCCGGAACAGGTCGAACGCCATGACGTCAATATCGTGCGGATCGCCAGACCAGCCGGCCTGATCGAAGGCAATTGAGACGACGTTGTATGGTCGCGGCGGCAACTGCGATCCGTTGTCCACGCCTCGATGCGATCCTGTCACCGCGACGACTTGCAGATACTGCGGCCATCGCGTCGGAGCCAATGGTCCTTCGACGACACGCTGGCCGGTCGATGTCGTTTCGCCAATCAGGCGACGGCCAGAATATAGTTGGTGCAATGCCGTATGCTCGCTCTCGAACACGACACGGATTGCTCCGGACCCGAGCCAATCGACGGCGACAAGTTGAGGATTTGTGTAGATCATTCGTCGATCGTTTGTGCCGGAGTCGTGGTCGATGCGGTATCGTTTGAGATCGTTGCAATTCGTGCGAACCACGCGATCCGCCAGTCATGCAACGACAACTCACGACTGCCATCCTCAGCCGCTGGATATGCCGCATTGTATGCCTCGTCGCACTTGCGAATCACAGCAGCATTGACCGATTGCCGGAGCGACGATTTCATGATGTCCGCCATCTTGTCCTTCATCTCACACCTTTCGCTGAATGAACGTCAAGCGTCCGTGTTGCACAAATCCTACGATGCCACCTGACGAGTATTCCGCGTTGCGTTCTCTCGCATATCCAGTGAATGTCACATTCGAATACGAACCGCTGAATGTGCCAGTGATTTGCAACGTACCATCTAGCTTACCTTGCTCTGCATCGATGGCTTCGAGTGCGGTGTAAAGCTGGCTTTCCGATGCTCCGTCGATCGTGTATTCGCACGACAATTCACGCGACTTTGTGCGATCGGCGAAGATCGACACGCCTTTTGTGCCAGGGTACGAATTGACCTGAAACGCCTGCTGGATCGGACCCTCGACGATCTTGCCGTGACGATGCGTGAACGTGAATCCGTCGAGTGTCATCGACATTATCGATTCTCCCGACTATTGGCGTCGAGCGGCGATCCGGATGCTCGACGTGTCGCCGTCAATTGCTCTCGCGATTGCCGCGTCATCTCTTGCGTTTGGCGTTCAATCGCGTCCGATGTACGTCCCTGCCCGCTCAACATGGCATCCAGCTTGTCGGCACTGAAGCTGCCCGACTGCTGTCGATCCATTTCCCGTCTTTTCTCAGGAGTGATCCACATCCTCCTGTTCCCCGTCATTCCAATGATTGGATCGCGGATCACTTTATTGAATATCGTGTCACCGATTCCAAGGAACCCCAATGACTCCGCGTAGTCTCGATCCTCTTCCTCGATGGCCTGCTTCTCCAGGACTCGCCTCGATGCCGTATCCATTCTGAAGAGATCCATTTGAGCCTGTTTCGACTCTTTCCGTCTCATCGCAGCATTAGGACCAGACTGAGCCGTTTGCACACCTAGGACAAACCCGGCTTTGTCCTGTTGCATCACGTTGAATTCCTGCATTTTGTCTTGCCCAGACAGCAACGACACTAGGGCGCCGAGGTTTTCCTTTTCGACGAGTTTTGCTTGAGCGATAACCTGCTGCTCCGGCGGCAATGTTGACAAGCCTTTTCGCAAATTATCCAAGACACCTTCTAGATTTTCACCTTGGAAATCAACGTCCTCTGGCTTCATCCCCATGCTTTTCAGCGTTTCAACTCGATCCTTTTGCGAGCCGGACACCTGGAGATTTTGCACTACGTTTCGCAACTTTGTCGATGCCTCGCCCGGAGCCATCTGTTCTCGCAGCAACGTGAATGCCGACAATGATTCCTCAAGCGACAGTCCCGCTTGATTGAGCGATGGAGCGGCTCCAGCAAGGTTCGACATGTCAGACATTTGCACGTCTGTTCCGGCAAACAATCCTCTCATTCGAACGCCGATGTCCATCATGTTTTGGCCGTTTTTTTGCATCTGAAACGCCGACATGAATTGCGACATAGCCTGTATTGACTGGACAGGATCCGATGAGCCGAGATTGCCAGACGCCAAAATCTTCAGGAACGCATCAAGTGTACCAGTCTCCTGCGGAGCGTTGAATCCTGACGACACTAGCTGAGTCGCCGCAGAAAATGCTTTCTCCGGCGTGACCGCATTTTCCTGCGCAACATCAAGTATTTGCCTTGTTGCATCCTTTGTCTGAAGCGTCGTAAGACCCTGCTGTATCGCAAACTTTCTCGACCACTCATCGAGAGACATTACAGACTGCTCTGTCTGTTCTCGAAACCTCTCCTGTTGCATTGCTGCGGCGGTGAACGCGGCGGTTACCGACCCGAGACCCGTCGCGAGACTCGCGATTGTGCCAGTCAGTGTAGACGTACTCGTCGATGCGCCATTCGCCAGGTCTCGTTGTCTGGCCAGTTCGCGGTTGTAGGTCTCCTGTGAAATACGACCGGCGTCAACATGTTTCTTGGCCTCAGCGATCCGGCGATTGTATCTCTCTTGAGCCGTCTCGTTAGCCTTCGTGAGACCCTCGGCCTCACGCTTCAGCCGCCTTTCCTCGGCTGCTGCCTCTCTCGCAGCAGTGACTCCTTCGCGTATTTTCTTCTTGTGGTTCTCTTCGGCCGCGTCGATTTCCTTGTACGCCTTGAGGATGCCAGAAGCATCACCGGAGAACGCAACTGTTGCCTCATTGCTCATGAGTCACCCCACGATGCATTGTCGCCAGCACAGGAGCCATAATCACCAGAGCCGCATTCAGGACCGTGCCGGCACTGCCAGCGGTCCATAGCTCCAGATAGTCGGCAACCTCCGGTATCAATCGATAATTCGCAGACAGGCCCATTGCCACGAAATCACGCATTGACTCCATGACTGGCTCTGACAGCATTGCATCGGAGCCCGCGTCCATCTCGCGAAATATCTGTCGCCAATGACACGCCTCAGCATAAAACTGTGACAGCTTCCGGACCGGCACATAGCATGTCTCGCCGTTCTCCATCCTCAGCATTGTGCGAGGCACGTCAAACGCATCAGGCAGCAACCAGCGACAGCTATCACCGAGGACGACGCTTCCTCCTCGATACGGATGCGGCCTCATCAGATCGTCCGGAGTCGGCGGCTTGAGCGGATCGATAATCACCCAGTACCGCGACTCAGCAAGCTCATCTCCGGCGATCGCAGGAATACTTACCTGTCGATCCGGCGCCCACTTGTGGTAGACACCGCCCTTGTTCGTGAACCATCCATACAACGTGCCGGCCGCACCTGTCGGACCTTCCGTGACAGTCATTCCTGACGTTGCGTTGTCGGCAATATCCGACAATCCGACCGACGCAAACGCCTCGGCTTTTGTCGTGTGAACCCCAGGAATAAACACCTGATAATGAGCCATTTGCCTCACACGCCATCACGGAGTCGATACAGTCAACGTCTCGCCAGTGAGCACGATCGATGCCTCGGAGACGCCGACTCCTTGTCCGCCGAACGACTGCGGATGGGCCGTGCCGTCGGCAAACGTGAACTGGATCACGTCGCCAGTCACGGTCGATCCTGGAGCCTGTTTTTGGAAGCTGACAACGGCAGCCGTCATCGCCTTAAACAATGGCCCCATCGTGTTCAGTGTTGCCTGATTCCGGAATCGTAGCTCGATCGTCGGATTGACCTGAGTCAGATATACGGCAGTCGGATAACTATTGCCGTCTGTGATCTCCGGCGTGTCAACGGTGATGCCGAAATTGATCGTCGCTGAGACCACGCCAGGCACGGACACGCCGCCGAACGTTACCGGACCGAGTCGATATGTCGCAACGAACGACCCGCTAGTAATCGACTGTGATCCAGCGTATGTCACTGGAGCCGACGTGCCGTCTTCGCTGATGATCGTGCCGTCAAGGGTCAACGATGCGTCTGAATCTTGCGCGGCTGTTGCAGAGACAGGAATCAGCAATCCGTGAGTCGCTGCCAGCTTGATATGACTCGACCCGGCCGCATAGGCAGCCCCGCTCGCCCTCACGTTGAACGGCAGCGAAATCGTCCCGGCCGAGACATACAGTCCCTTTGTCGCGAAGTCGACGACTCCGAGTATTGTCTCCAGATCGCCGGATGTAATCTGAACCTTCGGCCTCGCACTCTTGACGTGTACGGCAGCCACGGCAACGGCACCGGTCGCACGATCCTGCGTGACGCTCACGTCAGGCGAGTACGACATCGAGGCAATCTGCTTGACTGTCAACGATCCCCAGGTGATATCGGCATGTGTTGCGCTCATGTAATCCTCAGCTTTCGCTTGGGCATGTTTTCTGGCTTGATTGCCTCGGCTCTGTAATAGCCTCGGGCGACATCGGATGCCGCCTTACGGTCCGACACGTCCATAGCCTCAAGCTCTTTTCGACGCTCAGGCACGAGCGGGAAGTAGGCGTACAAATGAGCCGTCGACTTGTGCTGAGTCGCAGTCACTCGCGATGTATTGGCGATCGTCGCTTGCAATTGACCAGTCTTAACCAATGGTCGCTGATGCCCGTACTTGCGGGCCTTCATGATCATGTAGCCCTTCTTCCGTGGCGCGTAACCGTAGCGACGCACGGCCGAGGTTTCGAAGTGCAACGGCACGATCTTCTCGATGTGATTCGTCGCCGCAGCACGCAACGAATCACGCACAATCCGTTCATGGATTCGCTTGGACACTGACCGCGTTTCCATGTCGACTTGAATCACGACGGCCATCAGAACGGACCCCTGTATCGGACGAGCAACTCGATCCCTCTCACGGCAATTGCGTTATTGTCGTCGTCATTCAATTGGCCTGACGGACCGCGTCCAATTTGCGATATCGTCAGTCTCTCCGCAGTCTGCGAGAGAGACATCAACTCGTCCTGGATGCGGCCGATCTTGTTGAAAAAATCGATTGTGGCCACGCCGATTTTTTCCGGCCCCTGATACGCGGAGGGAATCGGCAGGTCAATCACAAGGAGGAGCAATCCGCTAACATCCCAGTCGTTGAGCGACATCCTCTCGATATCGGTCGAATTAAGCGCCCGGATTATCGCGTCCGCCGACGTCGCAGAGGCAGCCGACGTGACGCGGTCAATTCGGATTGCATCCAGAGCGTTTGGCCGACTCGATGTCCCCGCATCCGCCAGAGTCTTGGCCGATGACCATGTCGCCGTCGGAGTCTCGACCAACGCCTTCCACATTGACGAATCGGCCAACTGCTCACGGAGATACAGCAGCACGAGTGCCGTGCCGTACTCTGCCGTTACAGTCTGGCCGGATTCAGTGATGCTTACTGCCATCGATTACAGTATCTCTCGCAATCTGCTTCGCGACTCAATCTCGCAGCGACGGATATGCACCGTCCGGATTCCTCCGTCCGCATCACCAACTGTGACACACTGGTAATCGTTGCCGTCGATCGTCCATTTGTCAGTCTTCAGGCATGTAATATCGACCGGCACATAGAGCGTGCCGGATAGGCGGACTTCCTTTCCGCCATCCGACAGCATCGGCGTAGGATCGGACCACTTCACGATGACCGTGACGGTCGATCCTGCGCCTGTCCCTCCGGCATAATGCGTGACGGAACGAGCGAAATCATCGGTGATAAAAAACACCGTATCGACGTCATCGATGATGCGCTCGCTTAGCGTCACTGTCACGCTCCGTAGGCGTATCGGTGAGTGACATTGACTTCACGAATCGTCACAGCCGGAGTACCGGTTCCGCTTGCTTTTTGCAGTTGAATGAACGGCTGCAAATTCGCTGCTGTCCCGGCCGCCATCGAGAACGTCGTCGATCCGGCAACACGCGAGCCGTCGACAAAGAATCTCACGTCAGACAAGCCACGCTCAAAGTCGATACGCAACGACTTGAAAGTCGCCGCGAGACTCTCGCCGGTCGCCTTGTCGTCGTTGTCGGTGACGGTGTCATCGGTCTCGACGACAACGGCCGACGTCGACGCCGATCCTTGCATGCGGAACCATGCGTGGGTCGCGACGCTGTCGGCGGTATCGTTCTGCGCCGCCGCAAGACCGGCCACAAGAGTCGTGACCGAGTCAATGCCGGACACCTTGGCGATAATCTCCAGAGAGATCAAATCCGCCAGCGGAAACGCCAAGACGTCGTTTTGGTAAGCGGTCACAATCTCCGCTTCGCTTGTCGCGGCCAGAGTCAGCACCAGGCCGTCTGACGTCGTCAGATACGTTGGTGTCCCTGACGACGACGTATCCTTGACAGTCCATCCGTTGTGACCTGGAGTGGTCGTCAGAATCTGTGCTCGGCGGAAATCATCATGCCAAAGCGATGTTCCTCGCTGAATCATTGCTACCTCACATTGCAAATCGGAAAGAAAGGAAACGAACGCATCACAGCGAGTGCTATCACGCTCCGGCGTGACGCTGGATTCCGCGATGATCGAGAGCCTTCGCGGCGAACGTCTGCAACACGATATGCTCCTGCGAGAGCTTCTTCGGGTCGAGCACAGTCCGGACCAACGGAGACTCCTGACCTTGCAGGAATGTCACCTCCACCGTTTCGACTCGCGTCGGCTCGGCGAAGAGATAGAAGGCGGTTGTCGAGCTTGCGTCAAGCAACGGCTCCACAATCGGAATCAGGTTGTTGTTGATGTTGACCACGCCGCTATTTGACGACGCTGGATCGGAGATGCTGAGGATATTCTGTAGCATCTTCGTCCGCAGCGCCGACGGCGACACCCAGTATCGCGGAGACAGCCCGAGGATATCAGGCCCTTCCGCCTCTTCTGGCGTGTTGCTTCCTCGCATCTGCATCATCTTGTCGGTCATCGTCTGGATGGCCGCAGTGTAGTCGCTCACCGACCCGGCCGTCTGATTCGACCGCTTGCGATTGCCAGTCGGAGACGTCAAAAACAACGCCTGTCCGTCTCGCATCGTCGGATTGCCGGTGACCTGCGCCCACGCCACAGCATTGACAGTGCGAGCCGCAGAATCGCCGAAACGGAACGGCAGGCGAGCAATGGCGGATCGATCGTCGTTCACGAGCAACTTGTAGCTAAACGTGATCGAGCTTGACCGACACTCGACGGCGTAAGTCTCCTCCTCGTCTCGCGTGCTGACCTGAGTCGGATCAAACGAGTCATTCCACACTGGCAGATTCGGGATCGCTCCGAGTTGCATGCGGTGGATCGTCTTGAAGTCAGGCACCGATTCGCCCTGTCGCATCGGTCCTCGCCACGTCGCAGGATACTCGCCATATCCGAGCATCATGGACTTGTTGATGGCGTCCTGCACGATGTAGGGAAACGATCCCGTGACGTGATAAGCGGCTTCACTTCGCACGCCGATCTGATCGCCGAATCCAAGCGCCACCATCGCGACTGACTCGCGAGACAGACCACGGACATCGACTCCATCCATCCGCAGACACTCGCACGCGAGATCGTACAGCGATGCGTGCCGGAACTGCCCGTAGTCCTTCGCTCGTTGCTCGGACGGGAACAGCCGCTCAATGGCCCTGGATCGACGCGATTCGGCACCCTCGTCATCGTGACCTGGGATGCACGACGCGAACGTCTGCATCAGCAACGCCGTTCTCACGGCCGCCTGATGCTTGTCCTTTTGTGCCGGCCCATAACTGAAAACTGGAGCAACGCCGACCGATGGCTGATGCTTCGCTCGTTCGTCGACGATAATTTGCCGAACGGCCTCGATGTCTGTTGCAGCATAGCATCGAGACTTGAGGTCTGGCGCACCGAGCCCGGCAACGTCGAGCAACAGGTCGACATCCTTGCGATGGCGTTCCTGGGCGGCAGACCGTTGCCCTTCGGCATCCTTCACGGCGGACGTCACGGCATCGGCAATCATCTTGCGGACGGCTTCAGGAGTGAGTGTGCCGGTTGCATCGGCACCGTCGGAGCCGACAGCAGTCGATTTACGCTCGGCCAACTTGTCGCGATTATCGACAAGCCAACGCTGAGCCGCGTCATCGTCCAGAGCCTTCGGCATCCCGAGAGATTCGAGCAATTGGCGAAGTTCTTCTCTCATAACAAAATCCTCGCTATCTTCGCCGTCGATATCTCGGACGGCCTGATACATAACTGAGGGATCAAGCCCCCTCAACTTGGCTTGATCGTCGGCACCAATCGGCGTCAACGACACTTCCAGCAATCGCCACTGAGTGACGACGTTCACCGGGCCGATAAATTCTCGGCCTTTGATAATCTTTGTTTGTCCATCGGCAATGTATTGCCGCTTGAGGACTTGATAGCCAACGCTGACGTCGGTCGTGTGACCTTCGCGGACCATCGCCCACGCATCACCGGCCACGCTCGCAAATGACAATGTGCCTGTCACGACGCGGTCGCCGCGAGACAAATTCCGCACGCTGCCAAGCTGATTTTTCACGTCTCGCGGATAGTGCGAGTCCAACAGCGGCACCTGATTTCCGCTCGGAAATCTGACGCCATCGCTTAGCAGCACCTCCGGCACGACCTCGTATCGCTCCCAGTCGTACATCGGAACTGGTGTCTCAGTGGATACGTCTGCCTCTACGGTCCTGTCATCGTCGGAGACAGTCTTCGCACGCACGGCCAATGCACGGAAATCCATGCCATTTGCACGTTGCCGTTCTCGCTTCCTTGACGATCTCGTACTCATGCGAACTCCCTGTGCCATCGAGGTGAGACATCGTCATCAGACTCCGTCTCGTCAGATTTGCCGGTCGTTGCGTTGACGCTCATCTCATTGCCGATCGCGTGCATCAGCAGTGCCGACTTGATCGCATCCGGCAATTCACTGTCCTCGATGTGCCGCACGTAATCGCCGAGATCTTCGAGTAACTCATAGGCATCGTTACCGTCCTTCGCCGCCTCAAGCTGAACGGAGCTTGTACCATTGCGTACGCCAAGCCATCCTGCTGTACGATCGTCGACAGGATTGATCGAGCGTGCAACCGGTCCTTGCCACTTGCATATCATCAATTCGTCGTATCGATCCGCGATTTCTTCTCGCGATACAATGTCGTCGAACATGCCCATCAGCACGGCGGCAAGAATGACCTCCTCGTAAATTGGCTGGTGAAACGAGCACGACATCCATTGCTGGACGCCCTCGATTTCCGGCCAGATTTCGTTGTCTGCCGACCGCTCCGACGAGAACGACGAGCCTCGATAATCGCCAGTCAGAGACGATCCCTTGATGCCCGGAAACGCCGTCGACACCGTCCTCAATAGATGTTGTGTGAATGGCTCGGCATTAGCATTCGGACGCTTTGGATCGTGCGCGAAAAACTCCTGCTGTCCTCGCAAATTCAAAAACATCCCAGGCCGAACGCGACTGATCGGATTGCCGTCCTCGTCCGTTGCATCGCCGGCCGAGGACTGTGCGCCGAACGTACCTGAGCCAGTGTTTCCCTTGACGCCGGCGACGAAACAAGCCCCCATTGCCGCCGCCTTAAGCTCGGCGTATGTGTAATCTCCGACATCGCGAGTCGTGGTCAACGCCGGGGCGAACCAGCTTACTCCTAGCACTTGATCGATATCGTCTGAAACAAACACATGCCCGATGTCGCGAGCATCAACGCGAGTCGACGACGTCGAGAACGATCTCGGATCACTCGGATGTGCGTCGAGAATGTGATAGGCGACGATCCGATTATTTGCGTCGAACTCGACGCCACGATAGACGCTGTTCTCGCCGGCCGAGCGAATCGAATCGTCGAGACGGTCACCGTCGATCAACTGCACCGTGATCGGCAGCATCAGATTGCGCGATCGCATCTCCGCATAATTCAGGCGGCGAATGCGATATAGCAGGTTGCCCTGCCTGACGATCGATCCAAGAGCCGTCTTAGCCTGATCGGTGAAATGCTGTCCGCCCTTGCCGGGAAAGCCGCGATAATCGCTCTGATACAGCCACCGATTCCAGACGAGCTTGCATCGCCGGCGAAACTCGAAATGAGGCGATCCATTGGCTTGCGAGGCTTGCGGTATCGGCCGCATTCCAGTGCCGATCGTCTTCGTCTGAATCTGCCTGACGACTTTGCGGGCGTGCGGATTATTCCTCCAGAGGTCGCGAGCAGAGGACGCTAAGCGATCAAGAGCATCGCCTGGGATCGCGTTCTCGTTGACATTGGCTCTTAGCACGTTGAGCCGATTGATCGCGGCTGCCTCATATCCTGCCTGACCGCCGAACAGCTTTTCGATCGACTCCAGAGACGACCGTGCAGACATCCGCCTTAACGCCGCTTCCGGCGAAAACACGGCAATCAACTTGTCAATCGCACGGCCGATCAACCGCTTACCTCCGCTCGAATGCGCCAAGGCTTACGATCGATCCAGACTGCTGCGCGACCTCCTCTTGCAGATCACGCTCCATGAGCCGGAGCGTCGCCAACTCCGCCATCCGCTGCCGCTGTCCGGCCGCTGTCTGATACTCCTGCGAGGTCAGACAGCGGTCAATAGCGGCACGAACGGCAGCGAGTCGATCGGTTGCAGATTCGCCGTATGCCATGCCGCGATTGTCGCGAATGCAGCGATGGCATCAATAGCAGAGATGCTCATCGAGAGCAGACGTAGCACATTTGGTACACTCACCTCGTCTCGTCGATAATCACCTCGCGATAGTCAATGACAGTGCGAGCATGTACGGTAGTCACAGTCCATGTATGATCGCACGACCTGCACTTGTAGTACGTCTTGTTGCCTCGACTGCTGTAAGATCGGCCGACACCCTTCAGCCTACCCCAGCATAACGGGCACTGTCGATGCTTCTCGACTTGCTTCGGCTCCTCCTGCTTCGGAGATTCCGGCTTTTCGCCGCGTGAATCATGCTGCTTTGCCATCGATATTCCTTCAGTTGAACCTGTCAAATCGAGAGTCCCCAGCATCCGCAACAACACGCTGCGAGCCGCTCTTGCCGTCGTTCGCGATCGCCTCTGCCAGCGACCTCGCAACGAAACACCCTACAGCGCAGTCGAACAGGTGATTGTTTTTGCTCACCTTTTCCCATCGCTCAGTCGTCCCTATCCGTCCCTTCCGGAACTCGCGAACAAACACCTCAGAGTTGAGATGCTTGCCTAACTCCGTGTGCTCGTTTGGATCGGAACCGAACAACGTCACGACTCCTCGTTGAAGTGTCCCGTTGCTTAGCGGCTGAATCAGAAACGATCCGTGAACCCTGTTCTTCCACCAATCCGCATGAAAGTCGATCGCGGCTATGCGGGCGTCGTGCTGCCAACTCTGGTACCACTGATCGCCGTTTGGCGCGGGTATCTTGTCGGCACTATATCCTGGCGATCCAGCCGAGGCCGGATGCCTGTATCCTGACTGCTCGGATCGGCCAAGACCCTTCGACGGCATCCAGCATCCGCCAGTCTGCCTGAGCACTCCATAGACAATATCGGACCAGTGACCGGCATCGACTAGACCAGCGTGCAACGCCCATCGGCCACTGATCGCAGACAGCACTTCCGACAACGCGGTCGATATTGCCATCTCCTCGCCGACAACATGAGGCATCGATGTCTCGTGAAATCCATAGTCCACAACGTGTGACCGTGACGGCGTCCACGCCATTACCATCCACGAGAGAAACGCCTTGCCGATGTCGACGAACGCCGTCACATACTGCGCCCCATCCGGCACGACACCGCGAGCAATACCAGAGCATCGGCCGGCATACTTAGCGTCGCTCCCTCGCACGACTCCGACTGACATTTCGACCTTCTCTCGCGACTCGTCCTTCGCGGGGAGCGTCCAGAAGAACTGCCGCATTTTCAGGTCTGCCGTATCCTGGTCCTCTGACCTGGAACACTCCCACTCGAACTCACCCAATCTCTGAGCCGTGGTGAACAGGTTGTTGAAAGCTGTCCACCGAAAGCTAAGCGTATCAGTCTCCGGAGCATCGCCGACAACTCCACCGTCATCACCGATATCCTGCCCGCGATGAAGTAATCTCGCGGCATTATTCATGGCGTTCCTGTCGGCCTCGGTCCACGCTCCGCCACACGCCGGACAAGCAAAAAATGCAGCACGGCCGGCAGCCAACTTCGTCTCGGCGCCATGCCATCCATGCAAATCCTCACGCTCCGGCGTCACCCATTTCCCGCAATGGCGACATGGACACACGATCCGCGACTCAGTGCCTGCAATATGCTCACGCCACGTCCTGCCTGTCTCCGTGGACACGGTGCATTCCATGTACAGCCTGTCCGTACCGACTCGCTGATATGCGTTCGTTCGCACCTCGAGCTGACTGATCTTGTCGGACTCTCTCGATGTGCCGCCGATCTCATCCATGCCATCAGTCTCGGTGATGACGACGACAGGAGCCGTCGCTCCGGCTCGCTGCTTATCGCCGCCGCCGCCAGTCAAAAACATCAGCGTCGCACCGTTGCCGAACTCGATCGACGTAGGCGTCCCGCCCTGCGATCCCTTGCCTCGACGCGGAATCAACTCGCGATATCGACTCGCCTGTATGGCGGGAAATATGTCCTGCTTCCACTTGTTCGCCGACATGTCCAGAGACGGCAATCCACATATCACATTCTCGCGTCGCTCAAACAGGTGATACAGCAGAGGCACGACGAAGCAGGTCAGAGTCTTTCCAGACTGCGATGGACCGGTCGCATTATGACGCCGCCACTTGCCGGACTCCCGAAGAAACAATCTGGCATATGGCTGTCGAGTCGTCGTATAAGGCAATCCGCGATACGGTCCATCCGGAATGACCAACTCCTGCTCCGCCCACTCAATCATCGTCCGCAGCTTCGTTGGCCGCTGAGCGAGAAACACGTCCTCTATCAGTCGCTGATTCGCTGTGCTCACTTCCGCCGCCTGAATCACTCACCATCTCCATCGCCACACGGAACGCCCGCTGATACGCCTCGTCGATAACCAGGAATGCATCCGGTCCATACTGCCTGTCAATCGTTTCGGCAGCCGACCGGAAGCAGCCAAGAGCCTCGACAAATGCGGCACGTATCTTGTCCGGCTCGACAAGACGACCCTCTCTCTCGGCCAGGTCCAACTCCGCTAAATCCGCCTTCGCGCCACGGTATCGCTCCAGGTTGTCCGACTCGGCGTCCATGTCGACGTCGGACTCGTCATGACTCATCCTGCCGCCATTCCACTTATGACGCCTTGCCCACGATATGATGTCTGAAATGACGTACGACTTCGGCGAATGCGGGCACCCTTCCGCAAGCCACATCTGCATCGTCCTCAGGCTGACGCCGACAGTATGTGCCGCCTCAGTCTGTGTCCTCGCCACAAGGCTGGCCATAATATCCATTCACGCAGTGGTTTGCGACTACGCAACCCAGACCGCAATTCCTTAACGACAAAAAATCCGCGATGCGTTGCACCGCAGGCTGTTCAACCCCCCCGGAAGTACCTTGGCCTTTTTTTCCGCCGAGGGGTCGGTCCCAGGTGGAAACTTTTACACCTGACAAGGGTCATGGAGTTTCCTTGCCGTCATCACTGATGGATGGATGAGGGGGGTCCAGGGTCAGGTGTCCAATTTGGACGGTTCGTTTCGGATCGTCGCCTTGATGGCCTTCGCCGCAGACACCAGCTTGCCGGACACTCCGGACCGCATCCGCCGCGAAAAAGTAAAAATCGCCATTCGCCGACCGGATTCAGCTTGCTTTGGACGATCGTTCCACTTGGCGATTTCGCCAGTTGACGAGGGGTCGCATAAACGTTGGCAACTGGGCGTTTGCCCAGTTGACGCCTTCGCCACAAACGATGTGGCAATCCCACAAACCGTGTGGCGAGTCACGGTCAATGTCGCCGCAGGTGGCTAATTAGCCACCTGACGAGGGTCTGACTCGGTGTCCGCAGGTGGCGAATTCGCCACCTGCGTCCCTCGTCCTAATCTCTGGCGTCCAGCAATCGAGCATTCGGACGCGAAGATCGAGAGTCAGTCGGACAGTGATTGTGTCGCCGTCGTAGACCTCGACGATAGCGCATGGCAGCACAAGGCGTGCGGGTTCGGCGCAAAAAACAACGGCGGTATCCCAGGCGTAGGCACACACCCAGGATACCGCCGCGACCAGAACAGGAGACATCGGCAATCGTAGCATGTGATTACCTTTCGTCAATGACAGTTCCGCCGCCAAGGCCAACGTCCAGAGTCGTGTCGGTGTCCGCACTCTCTTGCTTCGGCTCACTCGATTGCACGACGTCTGGACGCATAGCCTCGATGATGTACGGCAACTGGTACGCAATCAACGCACCGGGCACGCCGGCGGCCAGCATGGCGACGGCAGCGAGCTTCGCGGCTGTGCTCATGCCGGCTTGCGGATGCTGATGCACCTGTGTCACTCGGTCGCCGAAATAGGTATCTCCCATATCGCCGTCCTCCGCGACACCATCCTTTTTGCTGTCGATACCATACAGCCTGTGCATCATCATGTCGTGATAACGCTCGGCGCGATCATCTTCACGCTTCAGGTTGCGCGCGACTGACTCCGTCGCCGCGTACTGCCCCATCACTTGGACTTGCGATCGATTGAGAATCAGCCGCTTCGCCCGATCCATCAGGCTTAGCGGTGACCAATTCGACCAACTCGTTGACGATTGCGTCGAAGACATCTGATCGCCCTAACGCTGCCGCGATGCGTAGTCGATTGCTATACGCAAACCGCTGGTGATGGTCAATCGTCGTCATGCCTTATCCGACTGCGTTGTCGGAGACGCGATCGGCGTGGCGATCAGGCCGGACGCGGCACGAGACTCGATGATATCCATCTCGCCGAACCGCTGCTGAGCTTGCAGCCGAGCGAGATTGTTCGCAAACACGATGTTGCCTGTGAGGTCAGTCATGATGGCTTGATAGCCCTCTGACCCGCTCTTGAAAAGGTGTTCGCCGACATTGGGAGGGAGATCAAGAGGCATTGTCATTCCTTGTTTGCGTCACCCGACAGGATGACAGGTTCGCGGCGGAGGTCGATCCTCTCGCCTAATTTATACCGCCGCGTCTCCGTGACCGGCGATCCTTGATTATCGACCCATCGGACATCGATGTAGGCCGAGTCTTCCAGTGCCTTGAGCCGCGACTCGATGGCCGCGATATTCGCCGGCGATCCATCGCGGCCAGGAGGTCCGACCGGTCCGCGTTCTCCCTGTGGACCTTGAGGCCCTGGAGGTCCAGGGATAATCGATGCGATACCTTGCGGTCCTTGCTCGCCTCGTGGGCCTTGCGGGCCTTGCTCGCCTCGTGGTCCGATTGGGCCGGCGACGCCAAGCGATATCGACCGCTCAAGCCGCTCGATCCTCGCAATGAGTGAGACCCCTCCCTGGTGACCAGGTGCAATGTCGCCAGGGATGGGGGCCGGCGATCGGTCGGGCTCGACCGCCGGTGAAATATCACATAATCGACCGAGACCGCGAGACGTAAGCCACGCGATAATCGTCATGGACGACACCGATCGACACTTGCCTCGATTGTCTCCGTAGTATGCCGACAGGATGCCGACGACACGATTGTCGTACAGCAGTGGTCCTCCGGAATCGCCTTGATCCACGAGTATCATCGCGTCGACGTATCCATCGTGCGTGTAGCCGGCAATGGCACCCCTGCGGACCTGATATCGACCTCCCTGGAAAAATCCAACGAAGCCAACATCTGTTCCGGCCGACGGCGACACTGTCGACAATCGATACGGCGTGCAACCTGTCGCGACGACCTCGATCACTGCGATGTCCGGCTCATTTGACGCGGCTACAACGCGACCATCGACATGGCCACATTCCAGCGACAGAGAGACACGATCGGCACCGCGTACGACATGTCCGGACGTAAGGAAATAACATCGATCGCCGTCTACGAAAATGCACACTGCCGACGCATACGCTCGCAATTGCTGCGTCGCCGGAGTCGGACACCATCCAGGCTGACACGGGCTTCTCGAAACTCTCGTCTCGGTCACAGTCACCTGTGCAACCTGAGCCGATGCAACAGAGGCAAGCAAGATCAATGCGGCAACGACCTTCATAGAATGCACTCGCGATATGACGACAGTCGATGATGGACAATGCCGAGAGTCGGAAAACGGCCGAAGTGCCTCATGCGTGCGTCGAGTTGATCGAGCCACTCATACCACGGCGACGACGCATGAGGCGACCATCCATCGGCGTCGTAATAGACCTTGCCTCCGACATGACGATATCCACGCCATGCAGACGGCAGCTTCGGCACGACATCGCAGCATCTGACATGCCGCTTAGTCACGTCTCCGAGGATCGTGTCGTATCCGGCGCACCAATCTGCGTCGGCAACACGAGGCGAGCCGAATGTCTCAACTGCGGCTACAGCATGGCCAGTCAGGTCGAGATACATTGCAGCCAGCGTCGCCAATGCGCCGCCGAGCGAATGACCAGTCACAAGCAACGGCACGCCTTCCGGTATCGATGCTAATAGCGGACGGCGGATCGAGGCGAATGCGTCGGCGAAACCGGCATGGACGCGACCTCCGATCGTATCGACAAGCTCCCGATTTAGATTCGTTCTCCAGTCTTGCACGGACATCATTTCGGTTCCGCGAAAAGCAATGACCGTGTACCCAGACGGCAGAGATGCGAGATAGCCATATGTGCTTGTCTCGGAGTCATCGAGCGTCGCAATCAGCTTGCCGCCGGAATGATCGATGACGCCTCTGATATGGTCGGCGTCGTGATATGCCAGCGATGCATGAGCGATGAGGCTATGAGTCACTACGCCTATCCTCTCTGTCGTACTCCAGTCGCACGATACGCCGCTCATGGTCGCCGACCTGCTCATCGAGCGAGCGTATCCAGTCGAGATGCCCATTGAGCTTATCGGCGATGGCATGTAGCTCGGACAGCATCTTGCCGATCACCACGCTCACATGAGCCATCCACGCACCGACGGCGATCACCACTGCGACTACGCCGATGCCGACTATCGCGATCTCATACGGAGTCACAGCGGCTTCCTTCGCTCTTTTTGCCATCAGATTGACTACGCAACAAAGCGTATGCCAACTGCCACAAGTCGTCAAGGTGACGTCAAGTCGGCCTTTTCGGAAAAATCTTCCGTTTTTTTTTCACGCGCCATTGACAGACTTGCCGACCTACGCAATACTGCACCCGTCGAGAGCAGGTCGACGAACTGAGGTATACGCTACTTGGCCCGCAGGGGCCGCAACCCAGGAGAGAGAGAGATGTCGATGACAACCGAAATCCGACTGACTGGCCCGACCGAGTACCATGAACGCTTCCCCCCTCGCGACGCGAGGAAAGGATACGTCGCCCGCATCACCGGCCGTGCCTCCGGCGCGGTGATGTATGCCCGCGAATTCCTCGGCAGCCAAGTGACGCTGCTGGAGGGTGACGAGGGTCTCTACGAGCGGCAGGTTGGCGACAAGAAAGGCGGCTGCACGCGGTACTACCACGTCGTGCTCAGCCACCCCGAGCACGGGCTGATGCTAAGCGAGGACTGCGAGTCCGAGCTACCGAAGATCGCGAAGCTGCTCGACGAGGGCGTCGTGATCGCGGACGCGGTCGAGGTCACAGACCTGCGACCAAGCAAAAAGGTCGAGGGCCGCATGACATTCACGGCCGTCGCGAGACCGAAGGCCCAAGCCGCAAAAGCGGCCGTTGCCCAGACGATTGAGTCGGCGGTCGAGGCGTGTTGGGCCGCATTGTCTGATCTGCCGGAGAGAGAGGTCAAGAAGGTACTGGCGGCGGTCAAGGCGCGATTGACGCCGACAGTCAGGATCTACGTCGGCGACGACGCGGAGTGATTCCTGCTCACGCCCCTCTACGGAGGGGCGATTGTTGGACTCACTTCACTTGGCCCACACGGGGCCGGCGACTCCGGTGCATGCGGTTGTCATGCCGCGTTGGAGGTCAGTATGGTTGTTTCGATGTCCCAATTTGATGCCAATGGGAACAGCTACCGTATCGTAGAGGCGCACTGTCGCCCCGGAACATATCACGTCAATTTGACTCGCTGGAATGACTCGTCTCGGTGCTACGAGGGCGCGGTCCGCGTGCTCTCTGGCGTGTCGCTCGCCGAGGCGAAGGAGTATGTGGCGGATGAATGCACGGCCTCGGCGACACGAGCGGACCGCGCCACTCGACGATGGTGTGAGTGATTCCTGCTCACGCCCCTCTGCGGAGGGGCGATTGTTGGACTCACTTCACCTTTACCGGGGCCTGCGGCCACAAGGAAGCAAACGATGCGATACCAAGAGGCTGGTCATGTGATTGGATTCACTGCAAAGTCTCGGTCGGAGGCCGCGAGCCTGATTGCGGCGGCACGACGTGCAACGCCCGACAACTTGCGTTGTCAGTTCAGGTCGTATATTCGCGCTGACAAGGAAGGCTATTTATGGGGCTGGGTGCTGAAGTAGCCGCATGACTACTGTGACGTGAATTGACGCGGCATTTCTCGCGCAGATCAAGGCACTCGACGACGCTGAGTGATGCCTGCTCCCGCCCCTCTACGGATGGGCGATTGTTGGACTCACTTACTTGGCCCCACGGGGCCGCAATTCAGGAGACAGAGATGTCAGCAACGGAGAAAGCGTGGAGTTGGTGCGAGCGTCGAGGATGGCATCCGTATGCTGAGGATAGTGACGATTCCGATCTAAACAATGTTCGGAAATCGTTGCGGCGATTGCAACAGATGCGTTTACCGCTTGATGCCATTAGTGAGATTGAGGTGTTGCTGCTGCATCACCATGAGTACCTGATGAAAGACTCAGGGCGTCGGAAAGTCGGTCAAGTGCCGACGCATCGTGTTCCAGAGTTGCAGGGATACGGCCACGAAGCCGGGTATGAGTACGAATGCGATCTTGTGCCGGACAACCACCGGCATAGCGTGGTGTATGCGTTTTCGGATTTAGCAGAGGAATGGTTTCGCGGTTGGGTGGCCGCCAAACAAGCATTTTTAGTCCAACTAACGAACATGTTAACCGGGTTGCCGGTAGAAAGGTTTCCAACAGAAAAGCCTTGCGATGGGCACGGCTGATGGCATTGAGGTCAGTGCGGTCAGAGGCTTGGGAGGAGGCACGGTCGGCGACACGAGCGGAACGCGCCGCTCAAGCGGATTACATTCGCACACATTGCACTCCAGACTTCGACCGCAGGGCTTAACTCCCAGGATCTGTTTCTGCTACATCAGGAGACATACAATGACAGACCAGCTATCACACGACCAGGTGTCTCGCATCAGGCACTACGCAAGATGCGGCGGGCACTTCTGGCCGACATAGATTTCGTCATCGCATTTAACTTGGAGGACTATCGTGAGCGCGAGGCACAACGGGATACAGATTGCCCCAGGCAAAATCACGCACAGGACGGCAGACCGTCCTGACGAACATTGCGGCCAAGGTCGGAGAGAGCAATCTAACGTGGGCACCGTGACCGTTGCCAAAATCGTCGGAATGCACATAGCCAACGTGCCAATGGCCAGGATCGCCAATGAGACCAAGACGACCATAGGCCATGTCGCACAAGTGCTGGTGTCGCTCGGGCACATCGAGCCTGTCGTCGACAACACTTCTCTCGCTGATCACATCGCATCGCTACGCAATGTCGGCGATATTGTCAGGTTTCACCGGCGCGTCGGCAGCCCCAGGCAAATCAGGGCCGCAGCGACCGAGCAGGGCATCAGGGTGGATGTATCGCCGTGCCAGAAGCGAGGCGTATTGCTCTTTCGCGTCGCCCGCATTGAATAGCTACTCGGCGGCCAACGCCTTGACCGCCGCAACGAACTGAGCGTCGGACATGCCGTAGTTATCCGCCTGCTTGGCCAGCAGGCGGACCTTATCTGCAAACCTCGCCCGCTCGGCGTTCTCTTCGCACGTCCTGATGATCGCGGCTGCCACACGTTCGCCGTCGGCTCGCTCGACGCCAAGATATCGAGCGAGGAACGATGCAAGCGTGATGCCGGCCGTCGTGTCGTCAGGTGACGCCTTGAGCCTACGGCATGCTTCGATCGCGGATCCGATTGGTGACCCAGCGAACGACGCGAGATCGATGCCGTCCAGCACGGCCGGCGACCCAAGAGCCACGCCAAGAGCAACGAGACGGCAGCACGTCTCACGGTCGCTGCGAGACAGGCGGCTGTTCTGCCGCTGGATGGCCACTGATATCGCGGCCGAAATACCATGGCCAAGATCAATGTCGTCGGACATTAGGTCTCCATCTGTGTTGCGTGTGATACGTTATCTCATCAGCTTTTTGCCGAGGTCTGAGCGCACCGACCCCAGGTCAATGGGATCGGTGTCATCCAGCTTCCCGCCTTCGGCCGTCGCTGTCGCTCACTGCGTAATTGGTCACGCGGTCCAGTGAGGTCTATGACACCCCTACGCCGCGTCGCTGCCGATCGTCTCGTGACAATCGACACCCCGGTTGTTCGTCGGACACGTTGCCGGGCAAGCGATGTGCCGCCTCATGTATCGCGGCCAGATACGATCAGTCCTCCTCAGAGGCGAGTCCCGGATCCGGACCGTGTCGAGTTGTGCGAGGCTCAGTCTCTCACATCGATCTCGTCATCGTAAGTCCCTCGTGTATATCACAGCCTCGGCCTGAGTCACGATCCATTCGCCGACGGCGCCGCCGACCTCGCGACCAACGATCACTGCTCCTTCGGCCTCGCACTCGATGCGCACGAGGTCGGCCTGCTCTTGGTACGCCGCCTGAATCTTGCGGACGGCTGCGGCGAAGCGATCATTGCCGGCCAATGCCGACATGGCGGCCTCAGCCTGATCTCGCGTCAGTGTCAGTGTCATGTGACTCGCTTCATTGTAGATGTCAGCATAGCGTTATCGGGTAGTGCGTCCAACAATCGCCACTCTGCGGAGGGGCGGAAACAGGCATCACTCAGCGTGTCGAGTGCCGTGATCTGCGCGAGAAATGCCGCGTCATTTAACTCCACGGAAGAAATTCTGCAAGTCCTTTGGCACAGGGTGAATGACACTCCTCATGTTGCGTGTGTTCTTTATGTTTTCCGTTCACAGAAACAAAAGTTATCGGGCCTTTGCTGTCTTCCGCTTCTTGGCAATCCACTTCACAACGTCTTCGCGGATGAGGGAGTCATCGGCCGGGTTGTAGACGAAATGCTTCCCCTGCACGTTCGCCCCTCCGTAGTGCCTCGCAACCGACAGTTGCGTCATGCTCACGTTTGCGTAGGCAACGCTGGCATTTGCACCAAACTTTGCCTTGAGTTCTTCCTGAAACTCTCGCAGGTCTTCGATGGTCGCCATCGTTTACTCCGATAACCAGCGGATGCAGCGGACTCGCGATTCCGTCTGCGGGTGTAGTTTCGTCAGCGGTCGCGAGCCGCTGATCCTGCGTGTTATGCGGACGGATCGGAAGACACCTGAAGTTCCTCCGGAATGGGCAGACCTTCAGCAGTCAAAAAACGCACAAGACACTCTTGAGGTATTCGCCGATCCTGCGAATTTGGTATTCGATACCCTTTCAACTTCCCGGAATCAAACCACCGTGCGACGACACAGGGGGCAACCTTGAGGAGTTTTGCACATTGTCCAGTTGTGAAAATCTTTTGCATAGTTCACCTAGCAGCCGTATAACAAGGCGATGGACCGGAGCGGCGTCAGCCGGTTCCCGCATGGACAACCTATCGTCCGCCAGGTTATCGCCTGGCGTTGGGCGGCTCGGCGGGCGCGTCTGGTTGTTGGTCCATTGCCTGCTGCCGTTGCATTTCCTCGTAGTATTCTTCCTCGGATGGCTCTTGAGGTTTTGGCTGCTGTGACCGCAGTTCAGCGCGGGCCGCATCCTCGGCGTGCTGTCCGTTGTAGTAGTGGTCTTGCACTCGATATGGGTCTATGCTGTCAGGGTTTCCACCGCTGCGCCAAACCTCATAGAATACATCGTTCTCGTATTGTCGCAGTTCGTCGCGTCTCTCTTCGTATGATTTCATGTTGGTTTATCTTTGATTCGCCGTTCAATTCACTGCCTGATTCCGTACTGCAAGAACAACGCCTCCTGCTCCTTGGCGTCGGACTCCACTCGACCGGCCTTGCGTAGCACATTGCTGACCATTGGCTCCTCGATCTCTGTCAGCGGCACATGCACGTTCAGCGGGCGAGTCGACCCGACTCGATTGGATCGCTTCACGGCCTGATAGAAATCCTCGTATGAATCGTTCATTCCATTGAATACCTGCCGAGTTGCCACCTGGAGATTCAGGCCGAATCCAAGGACTTTCGGCTTGCTGATCATCGTCTTAATGTCGCCGGCCTTAAACGCCTCGATCAGTTCCCGCCGCCGCTCGATTGGCGTTGACCCTCGGATGCTCGCTGCTGCCGAAAACGTCTTCTCCATCATGTCTTGCTCGTCGTTGAAGTGACACCAGATAATTGTCGACTCATCCGGCCACGACGCCACTCGATCGTAAATGTATTGCGGCTTGTTCGTCGGGCACCCATCGTAGCCCTTGGCGATCCGCATTAGCTGTGACCTCTGCCCGATCCCTCCAGCCTCTCTGACGAACAGTCCTCCAGTCAGTGTGCTCACAGACTGTCGTTGCTGCGGTGTCAGCGGCACTTGCTCCAGATGCACATGGATCGGTGGAATCGCCTCGGCGTTATCCTTCCATCCGTATACGGTCGGATCCGTCATGAAAATGCACCAACTCGACATGTCGCGGTAGAACGGCCTCAATGCGTGAGGCTTGATAACCCAACGCTCCTGAGTCTGTCCCTTGTTGACGAAGTACTTGGCAAGAAATTCGTTCGTCGTCCGTACTTGGTCGCAAAAAACCGCATGATTCGCGTACTCGATGCGGTCGTTCGGCGCCGGGGTGCCGGTCATTGCGAGCTTCCACTCCACGCCCCGACCGATCTCGATCAGCCGCGTTCCCCACGCCCCGTAGTGGCTCTTGAGATAGCTCGATTCGTCGAGAATGATTCCACCGATTTTGCCCGGACGTATATCATCACGGATGGCTTCGTAGTTCGTCACCCCCAGGCACTCTCCAGGAGAGTTCATCCACGATTGCAAATCGGCAGCGGCAATTTGCTCAACTGCAATTCTGTCGCCATAAAACCGCTTGCACTCACTGACAGTCTGCTCGCAGACCATCAGAGGAGACACCCACATCATCTTCTTGCCTGACGCCCTGATCGCGTGCTTAGCGAACTCAAGCCCAATGATCGTCTTGCCGTATCCGCAATCGACGAACGCCGCATACTTCTTCTTGCGGATCGCCAAGGACGCAATCCCCGCCTGATAATCGAAGCAAAACGGCGACGGATCGTATTCAACGTCAACGGATGCTCGCCTCACGTCACCAGTCACCATCGCAGCGTACTCGTCTGGCACGACAGCCCGTAGCCCTGACCACGAATACGACGGCACGGACTTCAGTGCAAGAAACTTGCGGTAATCGTCAATCGACGACGTATCAAATGAGACAAGCATTAGAACAGCATCCTTTCCTTGGCAAGAGCGGCGCGATGCTCAATGGCGGACTCGATATTGACGATCGCCTGGTCGTAGTATTCCTTCTTGATCTCGCATCCATAGTACCGTCGTTGCATATCGATTCGCTTTCCGGTCTTGACGGACGTTCCGCCGAGTGCCACATACCCTCCTGACCCAATGCCGGCAAACGGCTCAAACACGACCTCGTCCGGATTCGTGTAAAGCAGAATGCACCGTCTATAGATCTCAAGCTGCAACGGGCAAATGTGTCTCGTATCGTCCTCTGATTTCGCCGCAGCCGTGTTCAGCGTGTCCGTTTCGCTGATGTCGTGCCATGACCAGCACCCCTCGGCCCACGCGATCCAGTCGTTGCGACTCACCTCTCCAGTTGAGTCCACTGCGATGGCATTCTCGCCAGGAACCACGAGCTTGATCAAATAGTCGCTCAATGCACCACGGCTTTTTGCCCGATCAGCCTCAAGACCAGAAAATTGCAACTCTCGCGACTTTGTCCGGATCGCCTGTGATTGAGGGTTCTTCGTCACTGTCCAATCGTACTCATGGATCAGTCCGGCACGTTCAGCGAGAGCGATATTCATTCCGCGAAAGTCACACAGTCCAACCTGACCGCATCGCTTCATTCGCGGAATCTGGCACACATGGACAATAATGACACGGCCAGGCTTCACGACCTTCGCCAATGCGCGATAAAAAAACGAGAGATGCAACTTGGCTTCCTCGTTTACAGTTGCGGTGTTTCCGATATCGCAGTCCTCCGACGTGTATGCGTAAAGACTCGGAAACGGAGGCGAAAAGATCGCGAAGTCCATACTATGCCGATCCATGTCGTGCATGTGCGGAATGCAGTCTCCGAAGTGAATGTGATATTGCTCGATCATCGTTATCGTCTCCCTCAAAATGGTGCATCGTCGACCGTCGAAACAGAATGTTGGCCGCCCACTCCTCTCATCTCGCGGATGTTCGCCAGCAACTCGCGATTGTGTCGCAACTCTCGCTCGGCCCACGCAATCCAGCCAGACGGCACGTCCTTGAGCTTCCGGCCCTTGTGCTTGCCGAACCGCATCACATAGTCGCCGCCACTCGCTGCCGTCAGTTTGTCGATCACCGCGCCTGCCTGGCGCCTTGTCATTCCGCACGCATTTTCCGGCGACACACCAAGGCTGATGAGGTACTTGACCTGCTTCGGCGTCGCGCCATCAGGAGCCGGAGTGTAGTCCGCGTCCACGTCGAACAGTGGATTAAACATGGACACAAACTCGCGATCGTATTCTCCGTCAACCGCATAGCGTCCGCTCGCCTCAACGCGGCGATCCTCGCGTCGCCGCTCCTCAGCCTCTCGCCGTTTTCGTGCTGCCTCCTCAAGCTTTTTCAGACGCTCTTGGCGTTGCTCCTCGGTCAACGCCTGCATGTCGATCGACGTCCCCATGCGTATCGCGTGATTTATCGCGGCCAGTACATCTTGTTCGTCAACATCATCTCCGGCGAGGACCGATGCGACCGACTGCTGCCCCTTCAGCAGTCTCGATGCTCCAACAAAATCCATCACCGTAGCATATGGCTTACTGGAATTAGCGATCGCACTCAGCCTCCCAAGCACATCGACCGGACCATCGACGACGCCCTTCAGCGGCCTCGTTACACGTCCGATCATTTGCAGATACAGCCCTTTCGATCTTGTCGGCCGAGCAATCGCGCAGATGTCGAGAGTCGGCAAGTCAAATCCCTCAGTCGCAACGCCGACATTGACGAGACCGCATGATTCTCCCGATTTGAGCCGCGCCATAATAGACTCGCGATCCTCGTCGCTTGTCTTGCCGGTGAGCAACTCGACGCGATTCTCCAGGTGAGGATAGCTCGCTAATTCCCGAGCCAACTCGTGAGCATGATCGACTCCCGCGCAGAACAGGATGAACGACTTGCCGCCCTTGCACTCCTCGGCGATCGGAAACGCCACCTGATGCAAGATCGTCGCCTTGTCGTCATCGCTGCCGCCGCCCAGGAATGCACGCTCAATATCGGCGTCGACATAGTCTCCAGCCTTAGTTCGGACTCCCTCCAGGATCAGCCGATCGCATTTGACAAACATCTGCCTCAGCGGCACGAGCCATCCGTCACTGATCGCGACTGGCAACGGCAATTCGTTCCACGCGACATCGTAGACGTTGCCGAGGCCAACATTGTCGCCGCGTTCTGGCGTCGCTGTAACGCCGAGATGCTTGATTGTCTCGTTGCGTCCGAACCACTCGTAGACGGCTCGATATGTCCTCGCTGTCGCGTGATGTGCCTCGTCTGTGACCATCAGTGAAAATTCAGACGGATCGAATTTTTCCATCCGAAGGAACTTTCCGCGACCGTCGCATTGCGAGCACTCGTCGTCACCGCTGCGCCCGGTGCCTCGACAGACATCGCACCTTCTTTTCGCCAACAATGTCTGCACGGAGGCACATACGACGTCGCATCCGACGGCCTGATTCGCCGCCATCTCAAGGTCACCATGTAAGCCAGCCGCAGCCGAATGTCCGATCGCCTGCTTGAGCAACTCTCGTCGATGAGCCAGCAGCAACATCCGACCTCCTGACATAGAGGACGCACGACGCATGACCTCAGAAAACACGACGCTCTTGCCGGTACCTGTCGGCAGCACAACGAGTGCCGACGAATGCCCTATATCGTATAGCTGCTCGATCGCCCAGTCTGACGCGGCGGCCTGATATGGCCGCAAAGTCACAGACGATCTGTCTGTCACTGACTCGCGAATGGCTTCGACGTCCACGACGGTCGGAGCAAAATCGAATGTCTTCTGGCTCATTGTCGGCACCCTGCTGGTACAGCATGAAAGAACGATTAGCTACTCGACCACCCTCGTCTTCGATACAGGCCGAAAGACGAACTCTTCGACGTGGCTCAACGTCAACTCGACGTGTGGCGACTCGTCCCATGCTGCGATCCACTTCTCGACATTACCGCTGCATACCTGCGCGTCGTCCCTCCACAGAACGCCAGTCAGAGCATCCATCACAGCCTTGTCGAGATTGTCGCGGTCCGGCTTTTTGACATGCGGCACCCTCGGCATCGGTTTGGTCTTCCATATCATCGAGACTGGTCGAGGCATAACGAACACCAGGTCCAATCGCAACGGACCATCGAGCACTTGTCCGCCGTACGCACGCATTACGGCGCGTCGCACAGCCAGTTTATACTCGACGATCGGATGAGCCTTGTTGCCGTGCGACGTCTTAATCTTCGTCGGCGAGTATATCCTTGCCTTGCCGCCTCTGGACGTCGCACGGCCTCTCGGCTGAGCGACAGGCACAGCCGGGATTGTCACCTGCAATATCGTGTCTAGCGATGTTGCATCCACACGTAACGCCTCGATCATGTCCGCCGCGTCCCTGAGGCACATCGCCGGAATGTCGTCCGGCGACCGAATCTCATCAGCCAAGAGTCGCAACGCATTAATCATGCGGTCGACGGATTCGCTATCAACGCGAGTCACGACTGCCACGCTCACGACACCTTTCCGCCGCGTTGCTCGATCGCGGACTTTTCGTCTGACGTCAGATTCGGCGTACGTCCCTTGTGGAAATAGCCTGTCCCACGGCAGCTATGGCATCCTGCGCCGCCGCAATGCGTGCAGGCCGTCATGTAGCTGCATGACTTGACATGGCCTCGCAGCCGGCCGAATGGCTCTTGCCACGCCTGATTGGTCAACAGCGTGAGAAACTCACCGCCGGGCATGTCGCGTAGCTTCAGGATATCTTTCTTGATTCCGTCGAGTCTGTTCACGATCTCTGCGAACTTGACGGCGTTCGCCGCCTTGTCCAGCAAGCACGCCGGCACAGCACATCCGAGAGTATCGTACTCGATTGGCGATGGAGACTCGGACTGATCCTCCTCGGGCTCGTCATCTCGCAGGTCCATCTCGCCGTGGATGTCGTCGTCATCGTCCGGCCCACAGTCCAATCCTGTAGGCGATTGAGGCTCGACAGGATACTCTTTGCCGTCGCGGCCAGTCCGCGTTTGTTCCGTCGACTCAGTGTCCGCAGGTGGCGAATTAGCCACCTGACGCCGTATCGTCGCAACGGTCGTGTGATGCACCTTGGTGATTTCGGCGATCCAGCGGTCGGACTTGCTCGACCATTCCGGATCGGCCAACAGCATCTCTACGGCCTTCCTTTTGTCGGCGTTCGTCCGCTTCAGGCCGTGGTCGGAATTCGCGCCGCACGCCATCTTGATCGCATCACGGAGAGTGCCTTCAGCGATGACCGCGTCGATGGTCTTGCGGCCATTTTTTCGCCATGCGTGCAACCGATGGAATCCGTCGACAAGCCAATAATCGGCGCCGTCGAACACGACGCTGACAGGCGGGATCTCGGCTCCGGCATCCATCGCATCGACAATGTCGGCGATATGATCCTCGTCGATCGCCACTCGCGATTGAGTGCCGCCGTCGATTCGGATTGCTGACACCTTGATCTTTTTTGTTTCGCTCATTCGTCTTCCCAGTTAGGTGTTTTTGGGGGTCGTGAAAATGAATTGTTACTTCGTCATCGCGTCGTCGAGCCGAGCCACAAACGGCACCTCGGCTCGACGTACGTTGACGTCTTGCGGCGCCTCAATGCCGATCCGCACTGTATTGCCACGGACATCAATGACCTTCACCACGATCTTCTCGTCGATGATGATCGTCTCGTTGTTCTTGCGAGTCAGCACGAGCATTTGTCGTCCTTCAGCTGGAGTGAAAACACGATACCGTCTTGGCTGCCAAACATATCGTGAGCGACGCGAGACGCGAATCCGATAGAGGCAAACAGGTGGCAAGCGTCGAACGCGAGACCAGGCACATGAGCGGTTACGATGTTGCGGCGGAAATGGCGACTACGCTCGATGATTCTCGACACGAGAGTGCGACCAACTCCGCGTCGTCGATACTCCGGACGCACGCCGACGCGAACAATGTGAGTCCGCACGTCGTCCACGATATACAGCACATATCCGTATGCTGCGCCAGAATGTCGCGAGGCAAGTAGCCGACATGAGCAATCGCTGCGATCAAGCAGGCTTTCGATGACATCCTGCCGCAGCGGCAGAACACAGGATCGCTCAATCTCCGCGATCTCCTCCGCGTCTCGCTGCGTCCCCCAATTGCACCACAACTTGGCGGCATCTTCGAAGTCGTCGATCACGTCCATTGTCTCTCTCGCGGTCAGTGTCGTGGCTCGGCATTGTTGCACGAACGCCATGAGTCGGCAAGGCACACTCTTGCCGACTCATGCTGATCAGGCAATAATGACTGCATGACTACAGACCTCGTCTACTCCGTGCAACAGGTCGCGAAAAAAACCGGCCTTGCTGTCCGAACCGTGTCCAATCACTGCCGCGCAGGCAAGTTTCCCTGCCAGCTTGTGTTGATTCCAGGCACGGCCAAAGGACACTATTTGCTAGGAAATCAAGCCATCAAATGGCTATTGGAGAACGCGGCCACGAGACCGCAATCCCGTGTCTCAAAAACCAAGTGTCCCGTGAATGGCGACTGAATGGCGGATTGACGCCAGCGGACTCGGCCGCATGAATCACGTCTCGGATCGTGCCGCAAATGGACTGTTGCCGATTGCCGATGTCGGCGACACAATGAGCCAGTGACCACTGGACTGCCGCACCAAGGGGAATGCCGCATGAGCTACCAAGACATTTTCGTCTCATCACTCCAGATCGACGAAGTCATTGAAGGGATGCCATTTCCGGAATATCGCAAGATGACCGGACTCAATCCGTCGACGATCGTCCACCGCAAGACGTCGGCACTGCACGCTCGACACGCCTATGAGTCAGAGAGTCAGTCGACGCCAGCAATGCGATTCGGCTCGGCAGTTCACGCGATGCTGTTTGAGCCTGACGATTTCCAGAATCGATACATTACATGGAGCGGAGGAGACAAACGCGGCAAGGAATGGACTGCATTCAAGGCCATCGCCGGAGACCGCGAGGTTCTCTCCGAAGACGGCCGATTCGGTTTGAAGCATATCATGTCAGTCTGGTCTGCACTGATGGCCTATCGCGGGGTCCGTATGCTATGCGAACAAGGCGTCAGTGAGGTTGTCGTGCGCACCAGTGAGTGCAACGGCAGGATTGCATGTAAAGGCCGCATCGATCGCGTCGACACCAGCGGACAGCGGGCACGAATCGTCGACCTCAAGACTATCGCGAACATTGCACATATCAGCAACGACTCGGCCAAGCTCGGCTATCACATCAAGATGGCGTGCTACACGGAATGGTTTCGTCGATGCTCGCGGAAGGACGTCGACGGAGCCTATCTCATGTTCGTCGAGACTCGGCCGCCGTACGACGTTGCAGTGAAGCGTATCACGGACGCCGATCTTGAGGACGGATGGGCGCAGGCACAAGAGTTGATCCACCTCATTCAGGACGACATCAGGTCAGGCAAGTATCCAGGCGTGAACGGTGGCCATTGCATCTGTGACCTGGAGTTGCCGCCGTGGTGCATGATGGATCGCCAGCTTGATTTCGGCGACGGCGAGCGGATCGACTTTTCTGACGAGGAGGACTCGCACCATGAGCAGTAATGCCGACGATGGATTCGTCGAGCGCGAACATAGCGGCGACATTATCCGCGTTGCTCGTGCTCACAATCGATGGCTCGGAGTGATCGACATCGTCGACAAGGCTCCTGTCACGGTGACAATCGCAACCTGCGGCGAAGGTATCGCCTCGTTCGAAAAGGGACGAAAGGAGAACGTCCAGTTTCTGCGGTTCCAGAAGACGGACAAAATGCTTGTCCTGAATGCGACGAACGCGAAAACGCTTGCTGGCACAGTCGGACGAACTAAGGAGCAACTTGTCGGCAAGGTAATCGAGCTTCACGTCGAGAAGCTCGATCGTCCGTTCAATGGATCGACGCACGGCATCAGGATTCGCATTCCACGTCAACAGGATACACGACAATGACAGCGACCACTGGACCAGCACCGACCGACCTCATCACATACGACGCCTCGTCACTGTCTCCGGCGTCCTTTGGAGTCGTCATCGCCGACCTCAAGGATATGGCGTCACGTCTTAGCACGTTGAAGATCATCGACATTGACGACAAAGATGGAGCGGCTGCCGTCAGAGATGGTCGCCTCTCGCTCAAGGCGGACCGGACCGCGATCGAGAGGAAGAGGAAGGAACTCAAGGAGGGCGCCCTCGAATACGGCCGAGCCGTCGACGCCGTCGCTAAGATGCTGACGGGCATTATCGAGCCTGTCGAGCGAATGCTTGAGTCCGAGGAAAAGCGGATCGATGCCGAGCGTCGCAGGATCGAGCAAGACAAGCTCGATAATCGGATGGCTCAATTGCACGCCGTCGGAGCCAGGCTTGCAGATGTCGCCGTCAAGCTGATGAGTGACGCCGATTTTGCGACTGTCCTCGCCGACGCGACCGTTGCCCACGAGGCACGCATCGAGGCCGAGAGGCTACGCAAGGAGGCCGAGGAAAAGCGGATCGCAGAGGAAGCCGAGGCTCGCCGTATCGAGGCCGAGCGATTGGCCGCAGAGCGTGCCGAGCTTGAGTCACAGAGAGCCAAAATGGAAGAGGAGCGGCGGCTGCGTGAGGCCGAGCAAGCCGCCGAAATGGAGCGACTGGCCGAGATCGAGCGAGAGCATAATCAGCGGATCGCCAAGGAGCGAGCCGAGCTTGCAGAACAGCAGGCTAAGATCGACGCCGAGAAACGGAGAGCACAAGAGGCCAAGGACGCGGCAGAGCGAGCGGAGCGGGCGAGGATTGCAGAGGCGGAGAAGGAGGAGGCTCGACGGATCGCGGCCGAGATCAAGGCCACGCAAGACGCTGAGGCCAAGGCTAAGCGTGAGGCCATGCGTCCGGACATCGACAAGGTCATGGCGTTCGCCGACTATGTCCAGCGACTTCCGCTTCCGATTCTGTCGAGCGAAGGCGACGTCATCCGCGAACATATGATATCGATCATGGAAATCGCCGCCGACTCCATTCGCCGATTGGTCGATGAATTCGCGATTGATAAAGGAAAGACGCCATGAAAGACTTGCCCGTGTGGCTTTCACTGGCGATTGTCGCCGTGAGATTTGTCACCGTCTCTCTCGCCTTGATTGCGATCGCGGCATTGCTGATGTTGTTTTGGAACCATGTCGTGTGCGAGTTGTGGACAGCAAAGATTGCCACATACAGCACCTCGCTGACGGCAACTGTGACGTGTGGACTCATCGCCGGTCTGTCTCGTTTTTTGATGAACGACGCATGAGTGGGGCGGAGATGGCAATCGCATTAGTCGACATCCTTTGCCCTCTGGGAGACCGTGTTGAGGCCGGAACTCGATTGATCGTTGTGAGAAAGTCCGGCTCATTCGTCGACGGACAGGTAAGGTACGCTGTATTGAGTCCTCGTATCGCTTGCCACGTAACAGAGGACATGATCGATCTTCAACAGGATCAACCACATGGAAAACAACACAGACGTTGACGCGGCTCCGTTGCCACCACATGGCTCCACTGCCGTATGGTGTTGCGGACACGATCGACAAACGCGGTATTGCCCAGATTGCGGCAAGCAATTGGGCAGCGAGTTTGACTTGTGGGGCCTGCTGTCGCATTGCGACGATCACGCGACGAAACAGGAGCGACGGGCCAAGGACTCGCTACGCTACCAAGGACGACAACGAGAAGGCCATCAGCAACAGATGGAACGTGCAGCGATCAAGTGGCGAACGTGGGCCACAATGCTTCGCGCCATGTTGGAGTCACGTTGACAGTAGCGCAACGCTTTGGTTCACGCGGGCGGCGCGTTGCTGCCTGCCACTAACATTTCATGTGCAGGAATACTTTCCATGAGCAACTTACCAGAGAAGCGTGGTGATCGAATTGCGAGATCCAAGCTGTATCGTGATTTTTGTTGTGGGTGCGGCGAGCCGATTCGTGTGACCGAAGCAGATGGACAACAAACTTGTGAAGATTGCCGTGGCCATCGGGACGGAATGATGCGAGGAGAACAAGGACGAGCATTGCACCAGCGGTACAAGCTGGGGTCTACTCGTTCGTAATCACATTCGTTCTCAGACAACAGGATCGAATTTCCGGAGAATGCGAGATGAAACACACAGGTGTATTTTTGTCGCCAGAACAGTACGAGCAAGTCAAATCTCTGTTGCAACCGACAATCCGGATGGACCTGAAGACAAATATCACGATTACGAAACCCGGCGACAAGGTTGCAGCGTGGAAACTGATTGATGATTTCGCAAAGGCAAACGGACTGCCAGAACTTCCATGCAACGGGCATTATGGTTTGCTGCTTAGTCGAGAACTCGTGTCCGCATGACGCTCCGCATTCACCGGGTTGCCGCTGGTGACGTGGATTTCAGTTTCAGGCCGGACGGCAACTCCGGTGAATTTTGTTGTTATCTGGATTTCTCTCATGGTGAGTCAAAAGACGAAACGGCGTGCGACGCAAACGCACATCGATGCGATCAGTCAAAAGTATGGTCCAGTGTATGGCGTGCAACTGCTGGAGACGCTCCCGCTTGGCAAAGGCGGGATGTTGCAGGCGATGCCGAGCAAGGACGACCTGAAGCAGGTGCAACGCATCAACGAGCGGACGGTAGCCGGGTTCGAAGTGCTGACCGAGCATTACAGGGAACAATGCAATATGGTGTCGTCTCTCAAGGCTGTGATCGAACGAGTGATTGCAGGCGAGTGGAGCGTCACTGAATTGCAAGAGGTGATCGGCCAATTGGATTCCAGATAACGCTCAAAATCACTTGGCCGCCGCCAATCGGCCTTACCATAATGAAAGATGGTGTTATGACTCGGCCAGCGTCCCACAGAATGCAACCGCACAAACGATGTTGCGGGACTTGTGCCTTCGCTCACATGGTGGCGTACAAGCTGGATTTGCTTTGCTTCCACGGAGACAATATCCGCGATTCAGATGGAGTGTGCGACGAGTGGACGTCAGAGGCATAACTATTGTTTCTGTGAACGGAAAGCATTAAGAATACCCGCAATATGTGGAGTGTCATTCTCTCGGTAACAGAGGACATGATCGATCTTCAACAGGATCAACCACATGGAAAACAACACAGACGTTGACGCGGCTCCGGTTGATGCGGTTGTTAGCCAACGGTGGCGAGTCCAGGCGTATGATGACAAGTTGCGAGAGTGGTATTTTGTCGGTCAGGACTCCAAAACGCTTCAACGAGCCGAATGGCATCGTGATCACTGTTTGATGCCGAAGCAGCCACGGACGAAATTCCGGATCATTGAGGAATCAGTCATCGAAAAGGTAGTTGGCTAACGACTGAGATGTGCCGCGCCCGCCACGGCGGCAACAGGAAACACGGTGCGCTGATCCGGGCGTCGGCACCAGCGAATTGTTAGAACGCCGCAAACGGAGGAACAATGTTTACCGAAGCCTATAACGAGAAAGCCAAAGAGATTAACCAGACGGCCCGCGACAAGGGTTGGTGGGACAAGGAACGCAACGATGGCGAGATGATTGCGCTCATGCACTCGGAGCTTTCCGAAGCCCTTGAGGCGCTGCGCCACGGGAACCCTCCAGACGATCACATACCGGAGTTCACCGGAGTCGAAGCCGAAATGGCCGATGTGATTATCAGGATCATGGACTTCGGCCTGGCGCGAGGACACCGCATAGCGGAGGCGTTGGAGGCGAAGATTGCCTACAACAAAACGAGGGCGCACAAGCATGGTGGCAAGGCGTTCTAACGACAAGGTTAACCGGGTGCCGGAGGAAAGATTATGATTTCAGAAAACGCGCCAACCGGCACTCCGGTTGAACCGCTTGTTCGCTGTCCTTCTTTGGATCGGCGGACAACTTGGACGTTGCAGCCAGCCAACGGACACAGGTTTCGGAAAGGTGACAAGCTGCCGCCTATGGTTGAGTTTCCCGAAGCAGTGCGAGAGTTACGGTTGCGGCGAGATGGTGAATATGACGTGTGCGGCGTTATTCGCGGCGACGGTGCTGAGTACATGCGGCGGGAATTTGATACGCCGTTGCCGCCCGTGTACGTGATCGAGGTATCAGAGTTGAGCGGGTTTGCCAAAGGGCGGATTTCGTGCGGAACGTGCGGCGGAGAAGGCGTGTTGGATTCAGGCGGATCGACTCCGTGGGGCGAGTGGATCAACATTCCATGTCCTGATTGTGAATGACAGCGAACTACTGTTTCTGTGAACGGAAAGCATCACGAATACCCGCAATATTGGGAGTGTCATTTTCTCGGTGCCACTGGGATTGGGTTGCGGCCTCATCTGATACGGCGAACGACAAAGGTAACCGGGGCCGCCGCCGAAACGGCCTGAACTCAAAAAAGACGCGGATGGCGGCTCCGTGTGCAATTTATTGTTTGGAGGAGTTTTATGGTTTTGAAAGCGATCATCGAAGAACTGAACAACGCCCGCAAGGCCGCACAATTGACGAACGCTTCGTTTGGATTTCCGAACGATCGCATCGAGATCAAGAGTGTGCATTTCGGTGATGACGACAAAGGTCGTGTCGGTGACGTGGTGCACCCAGACGAGTACATCAAAAAGATCGTCAGGCTGCACCATGAGTCATGGGTCGTTGGTCCGATCAACCGCGCTATTGCGCTACTGGAAAACAACGCAACCGTTCTGCGCGACTGCGAGAAACTTTTGCGGCTCATCAGTGCGGCTGACGTGGAATCACTGGCTGATCGCGCTCGCGCTGGACTTCGTGTTCGCGACCATACTGAACATTAGTACACTGTCGCAATGTTCAGTTGATAACGGTTTTTCCAGTGTTTCACGGGGGTCCGTATCCTCCGCCAGTGGGCCTTTGCCGACCGTTGCGTGCGTCTGCTGCGCCGGATTCTGCGCCGCCT